CAGAAAATCTGGAACAGCATAGTAGGGGCAGTTACCAAAGTGGCTACGTGGGGCAACAATATGCTTACGAAAGCCAAAGAGGTAATGAATGCCATGGTAACGGGCATTGTTACGATTGTTAAGGAAATACCGCAAAAGATTTATAACAGCATTTCTGGTGCAATTACCAAAGTGGCTACATGGGGTACAGAAGTAAAGAACAAAGCCGTAGAGGGCATGAAAAATGTAATTACTGGAATAACAGACGTATTTAAGAATATTGGCAGTACGTTTGCTGGGTTCGGTAAAAACATGGTAGAGGGCATCTGGAACGGCATAAGCGGCGCTACGAGGTGGATAAAAGACAAAATAAGCGGCTGGGTAGGCAATGTTACCGACTTCCTTAAGGATTTATTTGGAATTGCCAGCCCGTCTAAGCTGATGCGTGACGAAATCGGCGTATATCTGGCGCAGGGTATCGGCGTTGGCTTTTCTAATGAAATCGGCGGCGTTAAGAAAATGATTGAGGACAGCGTACCGCAGGAGTTTGACGTAGACGCAAAGGTAAATGTAGGCAATGAATTTAAGTATGATAACGACGACCAAAAGCCAAAGCCGAGAGGCGGCGGCAGTGCAGCAGGCGGCGTAGTTGTCAATCAGTATATTTATGCGAATACCACGGACTATGCAAAACAGCAGAAAGAGGCAGCCCGACAGTTCAGAATGATAGCAAGGACGGTGTAACACATGGAAAATGAAAAACTGACTTACATAAATTCAAGGGGCGAGCGGTTAGAGCTGGGAGTAGACAGCGTATACCATTGCAATATAAGTAAAGACGTAGAGGGCATTTCCGGCGTTACGAGCGTCATTTACAGCACAAACAGTATGGGACAGCACGGCGACACCTACGTAGGGCAGCGTATCGAGGCGAGGGACATAGACGTAGTGGGACATATCAACACACGGGACAAGGCGCAGGCATTGGAACTGCGCCGCCGTATGCTTAAGATATTTAACCCAGAGCTTAGCGCTACGCTGGTGTATGAGTACGGCGGCTTTAAGCGTGTGATTGATTGCAGGGCGTATGGAGAGCCTAAGATACTAAAGAAAGAGGTACTTTATGAGTTTGATTTACAAATAGAGTGCCTTAACCCGTTCTGGCGGGAAGAGGAAGAAACAAAAGAGGATATAGCAAGCTGGGTGGCTGCGTGGCATTTCCCTTGCGTTATCGAAAAGGACAGCACAAAGAGCATGATATACGGATACCGAGCGGAAAGCGTAATAGTGGACTGCTACAACGAGGGCGACGTATCAACAGGAATGAGGATAAGGTTTACAGCACTGGGGACAGTTTCAAACCCGATACTGCTTAATGTGGATACCGAGGAATTTATACAGATTAACGCCACTATGAAAACGGGCGACGTGATAGAGATTAACACGAAGTACGGCAGCAAGGGCGCTAAGCTGATAAGGGACGGCGTAGAAACCGACTATTTCCGCTACATTGATGTAGACAGTACATTTATGCAGCTTGCCATAGGCGACAATATGTTTAGGTATGATGCAGCCAGCGGCGTAAATTCTCTGGAAGTATCCATATTCTACAGCAAGGAATTTTTAGGAGTGTGACGGTATGGAGCTTAGAGTATTCGACAAGACAGTACAGCCGCTGGGAGCTATAGACGAGCTGGCAAGCCTGCTATGGCATACAAAGTATTTTGACGTAGGAACTTTTAGCCTGCTTGCGCCGATTACGGACAATAACAGCCGTTTGCTGGTAGAGGGCAACTTAATAACCAAGCACGACGGAAAAAAGGAAGTAAAGACCGCCGACGGCGGCGTATGGCGCAGGGCAGCGCAGATAACCTACGTACACATTACCAAAGACGAGAACGGCTTAGAGCAGTTAGAGGCACAAGGCTATATGCTTAGCTGGTGGCTTAATAAGCGCTGCATTTATCCGCAGATTGTGGCGACAGGTACAAACCAGTATCTTATAAACCTTATGGTAAAGAACAACTGCGGCAGCGCAGCAGGAACAAAGCGGCGTTTTCCACTGCTTGCATTTCTGGCGCAGGAAACCATAGACGGCGTGGCGGTTGAATATGCAAACGAGGTATACGCACAACTGGGGCAGGAAGTAAAGGCAAGGGCGCAGGCTGGAAAGCTGGGCTATGACATTCTGCTTAACGAAAGAGAGAGACTGTTTGGCTTTTATCTGTATAAGGGCAATGACCTTACAGCCACAAATACCGAGGGTAACACACCCTGCATATTTTCAAGAGATTTTGATAATGTCAACGAGCAGGAATATACAGCCAGTATAGAGAACTGCGGCAACTTTATTTATGTGCAGGGAGCAGCTGACGACGACGGCAGCCAGCCAGTAACCACAGTGGACGGCGAGGGCGCAACGGGGCTGGATTTAGTAGAGGTATTCTGCGACGCTACGGACATTGCCAGAAAGTACCAGCAGGGGGAAACAGAGGTAACAATACCGCTGAATACCTATATTGCAATGCTGAAAACGAGAGGCAGCGCAGAGCTGGAAAACTACGGCAAGAACATAAATTTTGTAAGCACCATAAATACAAATTCAAACTTAAAATTTAAGGCTGATTTTGATTTAGGCGACCGTATCACTTGCAAAGAAACCAAGTGGGGCATACAGATAGATGCACGCATTACAGAAGTAACAGAAACATACCAGAAAGGCGAGGAAACCATAGAGGCGACTTTTGGCGACAGCCTGCCGACACTGGTAGACCAGATTAGGAAAGTGAGGTAGCAGAAATGGCAAACAGCTTACCGTTTAATGCCGTGGCAGTAGACGGAGAGTACGACAGGGTATATAAAGCCGAGGATTGGGCGTGGTACTTTGCTACTTTCATTGCAAACGGCATTTTTCCAAAGCCAAGCGACGGGCTACAGGTAGTAGCTTACAGCGGCATGGAAATAAGAGTAAATGCAGGCTATGCCTTTATAAACGGCTACGCCTTTAGAAATCCTGCAACGCTTAGCGTAACACTGGATACGGCAGAGGGAGCGCTTAACAGGGTGGACAGGGTAGTAGTTCGCTGGGATTTGCCGCAAAGAGATATGTATATTGCGGTGCTGAAAGGCACACCGTCTGCAAAGCCGACAGCAACGGCAGTAACACGCACTACGGAAATATGGGAGCTTGCGCTTGCAGACATTTACGTAGGCAAGGGCGTAACAAGGATACAGACGCAGAACATCACAGACCAGCGATTTAATAGCGCAGTCTGCGGCATTGTAACAGGAACGGTGGAAGAGATAGACGCAAGCGTGCTTACAAAGCAGTTTACGGACTTTTTCAACACCTACAGCGCAGCCGTGCTGGACGAGTTCAGCGCATATAAGCAGAGTATGGAAAAGTACCTTACAGAGATTGCGGGCGTATATGACAGCTACGTAAGCAAGACAGAGGGCTTATTTGCACAGTATGAGAGCCAGTTTAACGAAAGATACAGCAGTTTTGAAAGCACGCTTGACAACTGGGACAAGGAACTTTTAAGCGCCTATACAGAATTTATGGCAAAAATTAAGCTATTCCAGTCGGACGCTGAAAACGAATTTAACACATGGTTTGAGAGTATCAAGGACAAGCTGGGCGAGGACATAGCAGGCAGCCTGCAACTGCAAATTGAAGAGCTGGCAGCAGCCATGCAGGAAGTGAAAAAGCAGGCAGAGGCAGGCACGAAAGAAACCAAAGAGGCAATAGCAGCGCTGGACGAGCGACTTAAGAGAGTAGAAAGCGGCTGGGGCATTGACTATAAACATGATGCTGTACTGGGATTGTGTTACATGGGCGCAGCATACATGAGCCAGCATTACGAAAGAACAGTAGAAACGGCAGTGTTAGGGGCTACCTACGTGGGTAATTCCTATCTTGCAAATACATTTTAGAAAGGCGGCAGACCATGAAAGGATTTCCTAAAGTATTAAAGACAAAAGAGGACTATTACAACTGCCTTGCTATGGTAGCAAGCGGAGAACTGGCGGCAGCAGATTTGCTGGCGAAAATCGAGAGCGCAGAGAACCAGCGTTATATTGAGTGCGGCGTAGCAGCTGTAGAGGAAGAGAAAAAGGCGGTTACGGTATATTACTGCGACGAGGCAGCGGTAGGTATGAAATTTGTAGCGGGCGACGTATCCGGCACGGTGCAGGGAGTAACACATATCCAGACCGACGAGGCAGCGGCAGCAGGAGAGGCGGGAAACGACAGAACAGCCCTTACACTTTCAAAAGCGGTAAAAGCGGGCTGCAAGGTAATTGCGCTGGAACGCACAGACACCGTGGCAGGAATGACAACAGACGACATTGCAGCACTGAAAGGAGTATTAAAGCAGTATGAGTAGATTATTAGTGGACGACGTTACAAAGACCGACGCAAGGGCGCTTTTGAACGTAAATAAAATGGCTACAATCAGCGATATTGTAGCACCGAGCAATGAGTACATTTACGCCAGCGGAGCAAATGAGCTGACCGTAGTAGAGGGTTGCGTAATTGCCGTGGGCGGCGCTGGAATTTTCAAGACAGCAAATACAATTCTTACGGCTGCTAATCTGGACGCAGGCAGCGCTTTTGCGGTAGGTAAGGACTATTACGTATATATCTGCGACAGCAGAATTGACAGCGCAGACGAGAAATACGTAATTTCCCTTAACTCTACATACCCGACAGGCTGGAACGCTACAAACAGCCGTAAAATCGGCGGCTTTCATTATGGACGCTGCCGCAAGGTGGACAGCAATTTACAGCCGCTTAATGGCAGCAGTGTTATTTTTGGCACAGGCTGGGAAAGTGCAGTAAGCAACGGCATTGTACCACGTTCTGTATGGACACTGGGACACCGCCCGAAATGCAGCCCAGAGGGTATGGTATATTTAGGCGGCGGCACATGGGTAGATATTTACCTTAATTCTGACGACGGAGCAAAGGGCTTGAAATCAGAGTACGGCTGCGCACCTATGACGGGTACAGAAAGCATGAACTGGTACAACTTTGTAGAACGTCTGGCAAAGAGCGGTAAACGCCTGCCGAACTATGCCGAATTTTGCGCTTATGCTTTTGGTAGCCCTGCCGGACTGGATAACGCAAATACAAACGCATGGAGCGCCACCAGCAACACAGGTAGGGGTGTAACAGGCAGTGTGGTAAATGCCGTTTCTTCCGTGGGCGTTGTAGATGCCGTGGGGCGTGTCTGGGAGTGGCTGGACGAGCTTATTACAAGAGCGGAACACGCCACAAATGCAGACTACCACGCAAGCGTAGCGTGGGGCTGGGACAAGAAAAGCCCATTGAACACAGGCGAGAAGTCTTACGACGTTGGTAACATTTACCAGTATTACGCATATTCTCTGGCGGCGCTGATAGCGGGCGGCCACTGGAGCAATGGGGCGAATTGCGGCGCTCGTGCCGTGGATTGCAACAATTACCCGTGGCGTGTCATTACGGGCATTGGCGCTCGTGGGGCGTGTGACTCTCTGTAGACGGCGGGCGAAAGCCCAGCCGGATAAACGGGGGTAAGGCATGGACATACAGACAAAAACAGATATTATACACCAGAAAATATACGATTTTCTGCTATATATTTACCCTTTGCTTACGAAGTACCCAAAGTATGAGAAATTCAGTTTACAGACGGCGACAAGAAACGCAATTCTTGAAATGCTGCAAGAGGTTATAAAGTGGGATAAGACGGCAACGAAAAGCCACTTATACACGGTAGATACGGCATTGCAGGAAAGTAAAGAATTGCTGCGGCTGGCGCATGACTTGAAGTATAGCGCTATGAACGCACGGCACTACGGCGAGAGCTGCCGCAAGCTGAAAGAAATAGGCGTTATGCTGGGCGAACTGATAGAAGAGGTAAAGACCAGAAAATAGCAGGATATGGGGCAGCTGCTTACTTACAGCCTCTGGCGGCGCTGATAGCGGGCGGCAACTGGAACAATGGGGCGAATTGCGGCGCTCGTGCCGTGAATTGCAACAATTACCCGTGGAATGTCAATACGAACATTGGCGCTCGTGGGGCGTGTGACTTAGTGAGAACATTACAGGCACAGAGTTCTACGGAATACTGGCAAGGACTTAGAAAGGGATAAGACCGAGTGTTTAATATCCTATAGTCAGAGTGGCTGTCCAGCCGTGAGGCAAAGAGAAAAAATACGGCTGCTGGTTAGTAGCTACGGCGAAAGGCAGGAGCTTAATACTTGAAGAGAGTAGGATACATTACCGATAAGGACGGGCGGCGCATTACGCTTTTAGAGGCTATGGGCGACTATGGAAACGTACAGAAAGCCTATAACAAAGCCAGAAAGTGTAAACGCCACAGAAAAGACGTACTGATTTTTACGAAAGACAAAGAGGAAAACTTAGACAAGGTGCGGGAAGATATTATAAACCTTGCCTATGAGCCAAGCAAATACCATTACTTTAAGGTGTACGAACCGAAAGAGCGGCAGATAATGGCGCTGCCGTTCTATGACAGGGTGGTACAGCACGCCATAAACAACGTGTTAGAGCCTATATTTGATAAGCGGTTTATATCGCAGTCTTACGCCTGCCGGAAAGGTAAAGGTATGCACGCTGCGTCTGATACGCTAAAAGAGTGGCTGTATGAGTGGAACAAATACCACCCAGACCAGCCGCTTTATGCTATCAAGGCAGATATACACCACTATTTCCAGAGCATAGACCATGCGGTATTAAAAACTGAAATACGTAAGGTTATAAAAGACGCTGGGGTACTGGCATTGCTGGACAGGATAATAGACCACAACGGCAATATGCCGGACGGCGTAGGGATACCAGTAGGAAACCTTACCAGTCAGTTATTTGCAAATATCTATCTGGACGCATTAGACCAGTTTATTAAGCATGAGCTGGGCGTAGAGGCATACATACGCTATATGGACGACTTTGTAATATTAAGCCCAGACAAGGAACAGCTGCGCAGCTGGCTTGCACGGATAGAGCAATTCTTACGGGAAGAGCTTAAGTTAGAGTTTAACCCGAAAACTACCATACTGGCAGCAAAGAACGGTATAGACTTTGTAGGCTACAAACACAGGGCAACGCACAGGAAAGTACGAAAGGACAGCATAAAGCGCATAAAGCGCACTATCAAGAAGTGCGAGAGCGGGAAAATCACAAAAGAGCAGTTACAAAAGAGTATACAGAGCTGGACGGGACACGCAGGACACGCCGACAGCTATAACCTACGAAAGAAAATAGAAACGCTGGCAGAGGCAGCCATAGAAAAGGCTGCTTAAGCGGCAGAATGCAGGAGCGAGTACATGAGTAGCAATTTACTAAGGGTAGTACAAGAACAACAGGAAACCATAGAAAAGCAAAGCAGGCTTATTGCTGATTTAATAGCCACTCTGGAAAGCTGGGAGCAGACAGCGGGCTACGACGGCGAAGAGCTGAAAGAGCGGGCAAAAGATTTGCAATTAAGAGAAAGGCAGGATTTATGAACATGACTATTACAGAATTTATTGAGGCGGCGGCACATAACAAAATTATCCAGCTGGTAGTATTGGCGATTGTGTGCGACACGGTTTTTGGCGTGCTGCGTGCAATCAAAGAGAAGAAATTTAACAGCTGCGCAGGCATTGACGGGGCTATCAGAAAAGTAGGTATGCTTATTTCTCTGGTATTCATGCTGGCAATCGACGTACTGATTAAGATTAACTTAATCGGATTTATACCGGAGCAGGCACGTACATATTTAGGGCTTGATACCGTGGGCGTGGCTGAATTTTTCGCATTGCTTTACATTGCCTATGAGGTAGTGAGTATTTTTAAGAATATGGCATTATGCGGGCTGCCCGTAAAAAAGGTATGGGAAAAGGTGCGGGAGTTTCTGGCGAAGTATACGGACGAACTGCCGGACACAGACGAACTGGACGGGGACAGCACCACAGGCAACGTAGAGGAACGCAGGACACAGGAAAGATAAGAATAATAAGGACATAGCAGCAAAGAGCGCTTGCAGGACACCGCAGGCGCTTATTTTGTATGCGGAAAGGCAGGAAATATGAACATTAACAGAAAGATAAGTAAGTACAATTTCAATAAGGGCAGCGTTTCCAGAATTAAGTATATTGTTATCCATTATGTAGGCGCACTGGGCGGCGCAGAGGACAACTGCCGATATTATGGCGGCGGCAATAGAAATGCGTCGGCGCATTACTTTGTAGGATTTAACGGCGAGGTATGGCAGTGCGTAGAGGACGCTAATATAGCGTGGCATTGCGGAGCGTCGAGCTATAAGCACGCAGAGTGCCGAAACGCTAATAGTATCGGTATTGAAATGTGCGTAAGGAAGAAAAACACAAAGAGCATGGGCGCAACAGATAAAGACTGGTATTTTGAGGACGCAACAGTAGAGGCAGCGGCAGAGCTTACCCGTTACCTTATGAATAAATACGGCGTGCCTGCATCTCATGTAATCAGACATTACGACGTAACGGGCAAGATTTGCCCTAACCCGTATGTATATAACACCAGCGCCCACACATGGGACGAGTTTAAGCGTAAAATCAGCGGACAGGCAGAAACACCGCAGGGCGGCAATGAAAAAACAATATGGAATTTTCTTACAGGCAAGGACTTAAATGCTTATGCCGTGGCTGGTATTATGGGTAATCTGTATGCTGAAAGCGGGCTTATGCCGAACAACTTACAGAACACCTATAACAATAAGCTGGGTAAGACGGACGCAGAATATACAGCAGCGGTGGATAATGGCAGCTATGGCAATTTTGTAAAGGACAGTGCAGGCTATGGGCTGGCGCAGTGGACGTATTGGAGCAGAAAACAGGCGTTGCTTAATCATGCAAAACAGGCGGGCGTATCCATTGCAGACCTTAATATGCAGCTGGGCTTTTTATGGGAAGAATTGCAGGGATACACAGCAGTAATGGACGCACTGAAAAAGGCGGGCAGCGTGCGTGCTGCATCTGATGCCGTTCTTACTGGATATGAAAAGCCAGCAGACCAGAGCGAAACAGTAAAGAAAAAGCGTGCAGAGTACGGCGAGGGATACTATAAAAAGTATGCAGCAGGAAACGGTACAAAGTATTACAGAGTGCGCAAGAGCTGGACGGACGCAGCAAGCCAGCTGGGGGCGTTTACGTCGCTGGAAAATGCAAAGAGCGCTTGCAAGGCGGGTTATACTGTATATGATGATAACGGCAAGGCGGTATATACCGCAGCAGGGCAGCAGGCAAGCGCAGGCGTTCCGTTTAGCGTACAGGTAGATATTTTAGACCTTAATATCAGAACAGGAGCAGGCACGAACTATGCAAAGACGGGAGAAACCACAGGAAAGGGAGTATTTACCATTGTGGAAGTGAAAGCCGGACAGGGTGCAAGCGTTGGCTGGGGACGCTTAAAGAGTGGCGCAGGCTGGATTAGCTTAGATTATGCCACAAGATTAGCTTAAGTTTTCGAGGGTGGGCGGTTCGCTGTCTGCCCTCTATTTTTTTGCAATTTTATAGGATTTTCTGCATAAAAGCGTTGACAATATACCAAAGTTGGTATATAATAAAATCATGGAAAGGAGATAAGAACAAATAAGAGGCAAAGCCACTGGAAAGGAGAAACGGCACAATGGGTAAGAAAAAGAAACAAAAGAAAAAGCCTATCGAATGGCGAGACCTGACAATCAACGCATTGATAGACTTAATCATAGGCATAATACTTATCATAATCGGTAAGTACATAGGTTAGGGCGAAAGCCCTAACCGACAGGCGGGCAATAAGCCCGCCGCCTATAAAAAATATAACACAAACCCACAGCCGAGTAAAGAGTATGCTTTTGAAATTAGGAGTATTTTTAGTAGTAGTAGGACTGGTAAAGCTGCTTATTGCTTTCGTTTTGAGAGCAAAGGAAAAGAGAGGTAAGGCATGAACTTAGGCGAGAACATAAGGAAAGCACGAAAAGCGGCGGGCGTTTCACAGTCAGAACTTGCGGAACGCCTGCAAGTCCACCAGAAAGATATAAGCAGGTGGGAGAATGGGGCGCACGCACCGACAATAGAAATGTTTGCGAAAATATGCAGAGAGCTTAACGCCTCTGCTGATGAAATTTTAGAATTGAAGTAGATACGAAAGCGAGGGCTTACTATGACAAAGAAAAAGGTAATTTTATTGGTAGTGGCTGCATTATTTGCAGTAAGCGGTTTAACGGCGCTGCCGTCTGGAAATATAACAGGTGGGGTGGGTTGTATTGTGATTGCGGCAGTATGCGCCTATTTTGGACTGAAAAAGAAAAGCGCAGGAAAAGAGAACGGAAACAGAACACCAGCGCCTGCCGCCGCATCTGGTAGCAGGGTTTTAGATACAATCAGAACGAAAGTAGTAGGCGTGACGTTCAATAATGAGGACGGAGAAAACAGGCAGGATATTTTAAGCAAAATGTCCGATAGTGAAGATATTACAGTAGAAAAGTACACATACAACGGAGAGCCTGCCGCATACGTAAAGTGGGGCGATAAGGTAATAGGCAATCTATCGGCAGAGCTGGCAGGGGACTTAGCGAGAAAGTACCCGAAAGCCCGCTACACCGCAGAAATACTGGAAATTTCTGGGGGGGGGTACAGACGTTCGGGTGCAATATAGAGCTTGACGTAATCGAGGACGCAACGCCCAGCGTAAGCCAGCATACGGGAGAAACTACAGTATATGTAGACCGTAGCAATAAAAAATACCATAGTAAGCCTAACTGTTCGGGAATGAAAAACCCAAAGAGCATACCGCTAAGCCAAGCAAAGAAGAAATACACCGCTTGTAAAAAGTGTTGTAAATAGGTAAAGGCATAAGCCGCAGACTTGTAAAAGAGTTTGCGGCTTTTCGTCGTATATGGGGAAAGAACAGGAACGAAAGAGAGGTAGCAGAAATGGCGAATAAGAAAGGCAGCCGACAGCTGACATGGACAGACCGTATAAGTATTGAGGCATTGAAAAAAGCAGGGCATAGCGTGATAGAGATAGCAGAACAGCTGGGCGTACACCGCAGCACTATATACAATGAGCTTAAGCGAGGGGAATATATGCACAGAAATAGCGACTATACAGAAACATTAAGTTATAGCCCAAACAAGGCACAAATGAAAGCAGAGGAAAATTTAAAGGCAAGGGGTACACAGCTTAAAATAGGAGACGATATTGCATACGCAAATTATATAGAGGATAAAATAGTAAATGAAGATTACAGCCCAGCTGCGGTACTGGGAGAATTGAAAGCACAGGGGAAAGAGGGGGAATTTTCCGTAACAGTATGCGTAACGACCTTATACAGCTACATTGATAAGGGTATTTTCCTTAAGTTGTCTAATAAGAATTTGCCAGTAAAGAAGAATAAGAAGAGAAATTATAAGAAAGTACAGAGGCAACAGAAAAGGGCGGCAGCAGGAGAGAGTATAGACAAACGCCCGAAAGAGATAGATACACGGGAAGAGTTCGGCAACTGGGAAATGGACAGCGTTTTAGGTAAGCGGGGAAAGTCAAAAAATACGTTGCTGGTACTGACAGAGCGGAAAACCAGAAACGAGATTATATTTAAACTGCCAGACCATACAGACGAGGCAGTAGTAGCGGCACTGGATAGATTAGAAAGAAAATGGGGCGCTGATATGTTTAAGCGGGTATTTAAGACAATCACAGTAGACAACGGTAGCGAGTTTGCAGATGCAGAGGGCTTACAGCGTTCTATTATCAACGAGGGAGAAAAGCGGACAAAGGTATATTACTGCCACCCGTACAGCAGTTGGGAGCGTGGCACAAATGAGGTAACAAATAAGATGATACGCCGGAAGATACCGAAAGGCACAAATTTTGACGACAGGACAGAGGAAGAGGTAGAGAGTATAGAGAACTGGATAAACGGATACCCACGCAAAATACATGGCTATCATTCAGCAGGGGAACTATTCGAGGAAGAGGTAAAGCAGCTTGCATAAGAACGGAAATAGGGAGCGTGAGAGGCTGGCAGCAGTGGCAGCCTTACTATTGCGCTGCCTAAAAGTGAAAATATACAATAAAACAGGCTACGTATTGTGCAAAACGGCAAAACGATAAAAACATGAAAAAATGTCGAATTTAATGTTGACATTTTTAGTCTCGGTCAGAGGACAGTTATATTTTGACAAGAAACAGGCAGTATGGTACACTTAGAACAATTATGGGTAACTGTTCAGTACTTTAACAGTTACGGGTATAAACAACTGAAAACAGATAACTGTGAAAGTATCAGACAGTTATAAATTTGATAGAAAAAGCAGAGGTGAGTACAGTGGATAAGACAGAATACCATTTGAAATTGGAGGAAATCAACAGACTTGTGGATGCACAGGATTATGAAGGGGCTCTTACGGTAGCGGATTCTATCGACTGGCGTAGAGTGAAGAGTGTGCGGACCTTGTGTATGGTAGCAGATATCTACGAAGTGAATGGTGAACTGGAAAAGAGTATGCAGATGCTGCAGCTGGCGCATAAACGTTCATCTATCGGCAAGATGATTCTGTACCGTCAGGTGGAACTGGCTTTGAAGATGGGGTTATATGATGATGCTGTAAAATATTATAATGAATATCTGGAGACCGCTTCCAACGATACTTCCAAATATATTCTGAAATATAAGATTTACAAAGCACAGAAAGCACCTCTGGAAAATCAGATTGCGATTCTGGAGGAATATAAAGAGCGGGAATACACAGAACGCTGGGTATATGAACTGGCAAAACTGTATAAAAAAGCAGGACAGGAAAAGAAATGTGTTGAAACCTGTGATGATCTGGTTCTGTGGTTTGGTGAAGGCAAATATGTAACCAAAGCGATGGAACTTAAGATGACATACACGCCACTGTCACCGTCTCAGAAAGAAAAATATGAGAAAGCGAAGGCGGCAGGAAAGGTTGCAAAAGCAACAGCAGGACCGAAACTGACAGAAGAAGTAAAAAATACAATTCTGCCGGGTGTGTCAGCAGCTGCAATGGCGGGTCTTCAGAAAGTGGAAGAAGAAAAAGAACAGGCCCGGGAAGAAGCGGCAGCAACAGCAGAGATTCCGCAGGAACCTGCAGGAACAACTGCAGAAGAAATTCCGGCGACGGAGGAAGAGCCGGTGAAACCGGCAACAGAGATTCCGCATATCGATACCGAAAAACTTCAGGAACGTCTTTCCAGAAGTTTTCAGGAGATTCTTTCCGGCTTTAACCGTACCAAGGCAGTAGATGCTTTTGAGGCACTGGGAAGAGCAGCAGGAGCAGAAGTTCCGCAGGAACCTGAAGCACAAGAAGAAAATATGGAAGACTATCACGTACAGGATCTGGAGCCGGAAGCTGTAAATGAAGGCATCATCTCTGCGGACAGCGGAGTTGCCGGGGTGAGCAGAACCGAGATGGATGAACTGGAAATGATGGAAAAACCGAAGGTGGAAAAACCGGAGGATAAAGAAATCATCAGTGTTCAGGAAGTGGATCTGGATGCATTATTTGCAGAGACTTCGTCTTCCCTGGCGAAAGAAGCAGGCGAGGATGCCGCAGAAAAAGCTGAGGAAGAACCGGCTGTGGAGGAAGTAACAGCAGAAGAAATCATCGGTGAACCGGAAGAAGTAGTTGCAGAAGAAAAAGTAGATGCAGCCGGTGATGTACTGGAAGAAAGGGTTGAGGGAGCGGTTGAGACAGTAACGGAAGAAAAAGAGCCGGCAGAAACTCTGACGGATGCGGCGGATGAAGCGATGGCAGCTTTTGAAGCAAGTCTTTCCGGACTTTCTCTGGATTTTGCAGAAGAAACATCGTCTGATGCACCGGAAACTGAAACTTCGGCGGAATCGACAGAAGAGCAGGAAACAGAAGAAGATATTACCGGATCAGAAGCAGCACCGGTGATTGAGATGGAATATCCGGAAGAAACGGAGGAAACAGAACCGGAAATCGAAGATCTGGACGCGACAAGAGTGATTCCGGATGTGACAAAGCAGGATGCATGGCATGCGACACCGGGAGATACACAGGAATTTAATCTGGAAGAAGAACTCAAAGCTGCTCTGAGCGGTATGGATGAGCTCAGGGAACAGGAAGAAGCAGAACGGTCTGCGAGCCTGGATCCGGAGACAGCATCTGAGGAAGAAATTGCTTTTGAAGAAAAGACAGAGCCGATGACAGAAGAGAATACCACAGAGGAATCTGTTGTGGAAGAAGGTTCTGAAACGGAGGCAGAGGAACCGGAAGGTGACCATATCGATAAGATGCTGGAAGAAGCAGAGATACAGCCGGATATCAGCGAGATGACTTTGGAACGGGAGACACCCGAAGAAAAACGCCAGAGGATCCTGAACAATACCAGACCGGAACGTCTGACGGCAGAACAGAAACAGCTGTTTTCGTACTTTGCTAAAGTGCCGGGCATGGATGATCAGATTCTGGATGCGATTCACGGGGCATATGAATATGCCAGTGAGAAAACATCTCATCGTGGAAATATCGCAATCATGGGAAGTCACGGAACAGGAAAAACCAGACTGAGTGAAGGGCTTGTAAAAGCAATCTGCAAAGAACTGGGACTGAAAGCTGTCAAGTATGCAAATCTGGATGCATCGGATATTAACAGAAAAGATCCGGCAACAATTATCAGCAAGATGGCAGGAGGCTTTCTTCTGATCGAGAGAGCAAGTTTTATGACACCGGAGACGATCGAAAAACTTTCTCAGGCGATGGATTTCCGTACAGACAGTATGATTCTTCTGATTGAAGATGATAAAGCAAATATGCGTAAGATGCTGGCGGATTATCCGGAATTTGCAGAAAAATTCGAAACCGTTATTTCGATTCCGGTCTTTACCAATGATGAGCTGGTAACATTTGCAAGAACGTATGCGAGAGAAAATGGTTTCCGCATGGATGAGATGGGTGTGCTTGCTCTGTACACCATGATCGGAGATAACCAGAAAGAGGATGAACCGATTACTATCGGAAAAGTAAAAGAGATGGTAGACGGTGCGATCCGTAAGGCAAGTGGCGTAAAGCTGGGAAGAAAACTTTCCAAACGTCATACAGATGCAGACGGTCGAATTCTTCTTTATGAAAAGGATTTTGATTTATAA